GGCTCAAAGATCGCCCGCCGTTTGATCGTGGCCATCAAGGTGTTTTTGTTTCTCTGGGTGGCGCTTATGGCCATGTCGGGGATGTTTTTATGGAGCCTGTTTATATGACTGACAAAGAAATCATGCAGCAAGCGCTGGATACGCTGCAAGGATTGTTCGGCGACTCGGGCGGAGTTGCTGTTTGGCGGCTGGGCGGATCGTATGAAGTAAAGGAAGCTATAGACGCACTAAAAGCACAGCTAGAGCAGCCAGAGGATGTTACCGAAATCAACTTCGGGAACATAGCCGATGAGCCTGTATCGTTGAAGCCTTGTCGCAAATGTACCCATCCCGGTTTTTATGATGCTCGTGATAAGCCACAGCCAGCCGCTTGGGTTGGGCTAACACCAGAAGACTACGACTCAATGCGGCCACGTGTGCCGTACATTGTTAATGACTTTACGTTTGCCGATGTTGCGGCAATTGTCGAAGCCAAATTAAAGGAGAAGAACACATGAACTACCAAGAAGAAATTAAGCATCAGGCTGCGCAATACGAAAGCATGAAACAAAACGCCCAAATCGTGCAGCCAGGTAACGGCATACGCGGAGCAGTGCCAAGTGGACCGTATACGGATTCACCTGCACCACAGAAAGAAATGCCCGTGCCCACAGAGATGGGCCGTCTCAAAGACAGACTGGACTCGCTGCTTAACCGCATACAAAACCTTGAGAGGTGTCTGCACCCAGTGCTTAGAGAGACTCTGCCAACAACCGAGCGCGTGCAGCAAGACTGCGCGGGAACATCCCAGTTGGCAGGCTCGATCTACGTGATGTCTGTACTGGTCGAGGACATGACGTACAGGATAAACGACCTCGCCGAGCGCGTGGAGCTGTGAGCATGACTAAACTAATCAACGAGGGCGAGACGCGCCTAGACATTGACCCCGACAAGGTGCTTACCGGAGCAGTGGGCAAGCTGAGCGAAGTGGTGATCGTGGGCTACGAATCGGACGGCTCATTGTATTTTGCAAGCACCCGAGCCAATGGTCCGGATGTTTTGTGGCTTTTGAAACAAGCCGAGCAGCGTCTGCTGGCCATTGAACGGGAGCTTCGGAAATGACCATTAAAATTTTGAAGGAGAATTGAATGCGACCCGCTACCTTTTCAACAGAAAACCCGCCTTACCCCCTCGATTGCCTTGAAACCCGCGAGTACATCGCCGCACTGCGCCGACGCATTGAAGTGCAAAACGACCTCATGGAGTCCTTGGTGGTTCAAATCCACCAACTTAAAGGACAGAACCAAGAGCTTCAAACAGATGTGGAGGCACTCTGCATTGATCTAGGCATCAAGGAGGGCCACACAGGCCACGGGTGGACAGAGGTGCCCAAATGACCACCAAGCAAACGCAAGAGGCCGCAGAGGCCGCAGAGGCCTCCGAGGACGCCGCATTTTGGATGGGCCACGGACCACGGGCCATGGTTCAAGTGGTCTGCCTCACCGTTGACGGCAAAAAGATTGTGTGCCTCGGGCCCGTGCTTCACCTGCCATCAGCAGGCGTATTGGTAGGAGAAGTGCAAGAAGTAGAGTTTGGAGAACTCATTCCCGCCGATATGGCCGCCAACCTCCTCAACGGAGATCTTTCACGATGGATGGGGGTGCAGTGAGCCCCCAGGGTGCTCGATGCGGCTGCCCCAGCGGCGGCTGTTACCAGGATTGAGCGAAAAGCCTAGCCGTTCACGGCGAGGCCGCAAAAAGCAGCGGTTTTGAAATTAAGGCCTCAGTGTTTCGAGCACTGGGGCTTTGTGCATTTACGGCGGGGAAAGACGAACAGGGGGTTTTATTGGGGTTTGTACCTAGGAAAAAGGGTCACGGACCACGGACCGGGGCAAATTTACACATATAGTAGGAAAAAATAGGGTCAAGTAGTTTTTTTTTATTTTTTTTTTGAAATTAGACGTAATTGACGTAATGGTGTAATAGTTGAATGAAATCAACAGGTTATATTGATACAGAACATTACAGGTGGTTGATAGGTGTAATTCTTCTAAAATGCGCGCGCGGTCGTTTTTTGTGTTTTTTTTTTTTCACTTGACCCTATTTAATCCTAACTAAAACCTCGAATTTGAACTCTGCTGAGGCTTTTGTTGCGTTGTCTGTAGCCTTGTTGCACAATGTAGCCATGAGAATAGAACAAAACATTCCTTTGCCCGGGGGCGTCGATCCGAGGGAGCGCTACCCGTTCCCCGATATGCTCGTTGGGGACAGTTTTTTGGTGGTGGACGCCACATGGGTCAAGAACCTGCGTAGCGCGGCCTACATGTACGCTAGGAGGCATCCAGGCACCCGGTTTACCTGTAGGCGTCACGGTGAGGGTTGGCGGCTCTGGAGGGTCTCCTGATGAGCCGGAGACAAACTAGCAAGGACGAGCGGTTCTTGGCAGGCAAAAGCATGGGTGGCAGGCCTGCGGTTGTTGAGGCCCGGATCACCGCACCGGTCAAGCCGCACAAGCCAAAGGTACTTCTGCCGCAGGAGTGGAAGTTTGTAGAGGAATTTGTTTCTGGCGATGGTCATGTGACCTTGAAAGAGGCGGCGCTGCGTGCAGGCTACTCTGAAGCATGGGCCAAGAACAAGTCCCGAGAGCTGACCGACCCCGACACCTCCCCACACATCGTGGCCGCGATCCAAGAGCGGCGGCGCGAATTGGGCGAGAAGTACGCCACCACGTTTGAGCGCCACATGCGGGACTTGCAGATCATCCGGGATCAGGCCCTGAGCGCTGGCGCATATGGTGCGGCCGTTCAGGCGGAATATCGCAGGGGCCAGGCCCTTGGCACGATTTACATTGACCGCAAAGAGATACGGCACGGCACGATTGACAGCATGAGCAAAGAAGAGGTCATGCGAAAACTTGAAGAAATCAAAAAACTGTACGGGGGTGCGGCTGGCCCGATTGTCGACGTCACCCCTCGTCAAGTGTCAGAAGAGCCCGAACCAGAAGAGGAAAAACCCGATGGCAGCGAAACCCGAAGCGAACCTGTACAAGCGGATCCGGGAGAACACCCCCGATTGCCATTTCACCCGGATTGAATCCCGCGTAAATTTAGGCATACCGGATTGTCTGCTTGCATTCCCTCATGGCGTTTTTGTCATGGTGGAACTGAAAGTGGTCAAGCGTGGCCGAAAAGTAGCGCTGTCGCCTCATCAAGTGGCTTTTCACATCAAGCATGCCGACCTACGGTGTCCAACCTATATCCTGGTTCAGCATCAACCGGCCGGGACAGCGCATGCAAAAAAGTCCGAGCTGCTGCTGTATTGCGGCGAGCAAGCCATTGACCTCATTAACCTTGGCATTGATACGCCAGCGCTCGCCCGTTGGCCGTGGATGGCGGTCTCTTGGTCAGAACTGCGAAAACATCTAGCGCACAGTTGATTTGTATGCTAGGGCTGTGCTACCCCCGCATCTGCCCGAGCTTTTTTTTGCAACCATAGAAAGAAAGAAAGATATGGAAACATCAGAATTAACCGGTCCAACCAATGCGCCGAAGTGACCGGGAGCGCTTGATGGTGGCTCGTCAGCATCGCTTAAGACAACAAAATCCGGGACCAATAGCAGAGCCTGAAAAAAAGAGCATGGTAAAAAAACTTTTTATTTTCTGGCTATTTCATAAAATAATTGGAGGTGGAAGTTGACAAGTTGATAATAGTAGCTTTACAATTTGATTAGGCCGCGCAACCCATCAGGCCGCAACCCCAGAAAGTGAGAAAGTTATGAGCTGTTTTATCGTTAGTGATTACCACGTTTCGGCCTTGGTCGCGTATGCCATTCGTGAGCGTGTAGTGCCTGAAGGCGTCACGCCCGAATCTTTGGCCGCTCAGCTGGCCGCCGCTAACCGTGCCGCTTACAGTGAGCGCTACGCTGGCCGCTATGATTCTGAAGTTTCCCCTTTCAGGGGCTTGGATCGGTCTGCGGGTGCCCAGCTCGTGCCCGGGGCCATTGTTGAGGCGTGCGACTGCCTTGAGTATCAAACCTTGGACGGGGAGGCCTGGGAGGCCAGCAAAGCCGCCGCGTTTTTGGCCGATATTCGAGCCGCCGCCTTGGTTAAGTGTCACCGTGGCGTGCTTGGTTATGACGCCGCCGCCTGGCCTTTAAAAGCCCCTAAACCTCCCCCTGTTCAAAACAGCGGACTTCGTGCTTAGTCTGAAGAGAAGTTGACAAGTTGATTTTTATTATTTTACGTCAGGCCGTGCACCCTGCCCGGCCACCAGAAAGAAGAAAGCCTCAAACCATGCTCAAGACTGTAAAAAACTCAGGCAACAAAAAGACCGGTCCCATTGCTGTGACATATCGCGCGGGTGGTCATAGCGTGTTCGGTACGTGCCCCAAGTCATGCGCGCTTAACCCTGCAGGCGAGCACGCGGCCGATTTAATTGACGCGGAGTATTTGCAGGCATTGAGAACCGCCGTTCCGCGTAACGGTCAGGCGTGGACCTATTCGCATTTTGCCGCTAATTCTCTACCGGTGCCCGTCAGGGGTGAGACCGTGATAAATGCCAGTTGCGACACAATGGCCGATGCAGTTGCTTCCATGGCCATTGGACGCCCGGCTGTGGTTGCTGCTCCGTCCGGTACGGTTTGGCCATTTACGCATGATGGAATCAAGTTTGTTCAGTGCCCTGCAGAATTGTCCGAATCCTTCGATTGTGCACAATGCGGCGGCGGACGCCCCTTGTGTGCACGCGGTGACCGTAATTTTGTTATTGTCTTTGTTGCGCATGGTGCAGGGGCTAAATTGGTTGGTAGTGACACTGAAGGCGGCTGCTATGGTAATGGTGGCCCGATTCGCTTGGCTTGGGAGAGCACCAAAAAAACCGGATTGACCAATGACGCCAAGGCCCTTAAGGCATTCGCCCGGGCCCTTCCCCCGGGCTCTTATCTACGTCATCACGTTGTGGGGGACCTTGGGACCGTAAAATAAATTTATTTATTTGTTGACACGTGGATTTTTATTAAGATAAAATAAAACCCGTTGGGCACCACCGCCCGACATTAACCCTAGAAAGTGAGAATTAAATGGCACACATGATTGACACCACCGCCGGCCGCGCTGCTATTGCCTTTACAGGGCAGGCCCCTTGGCATGGTTTGGGCCAAGCCCTGACACCCGGGGCCAGCATTGAAACATGGACCCGAGAAGCAGGCCTCTCCTACGACGTGCTGGAAAGCCCCGTTCAGTATTTGAGCCCGGCCGCTACTGAATTGCAGAAGTGGCCAGCGCGTAAGGTCTTGCATCGCTCAGACACGGGCGCGCCTTTGGCCGTGGTCAGTGATTCTTACAACGTGGTCCAACCCGGTGAAGTGATGGATTTTTTCCGCCAGCTGGTGGACCTTGGCGGTTTTGAGCTGGAAACAGCTGGTGCGTTGTCCGATGGACGACGGGTTTGGGCATTGGCCAGCGTTGGCGAAGCTGCTCCAGTGGTTGAGCGTGATTTTGTAAAACCTTATTTATTGCTGGGGACGTCTTACGACGGGACCATGGCGACGGTTGCAAAGTTTACCGCTATCCGCGTGGTTTGCAATAACACGATAACGGCCGCCGTTGGGGGCTATAGTGGTGGCCGAGTGGTTCAGGGTGAGGGTGAGACGAACACGGGTTACTTGAAATCGGCCGTTCGCGTGTTGCATTCTGAGCGCTTTAATCCTGAAGCGGTCCGCTTACAGTTGGGCATTGTGGCCAATGCTTTCGAGTCGTTTCTCACGCAGTCGCGCCAGCTGGCCGCCGTGCCCATGGGTTTATTGGGCGCGGATAGATTTTTGTCTGAGCTGCTCCGCCCGTACCACACCAGCGCCCGGCCGGTGCATGAGTCGCGCGCTTATGTTCGGATCATGCAGCTTTTTAACGGTCAAGCAATCGGCTCAGACCTTCCGGGCGTGGCCGGTACCCGTTGGGCTATGCTTAACGCGGTGACTGAATTGGTGGACCACGAACGCGGACGCTCAAATAACACACGCATCGAATCGGCTTGGTTTGGCGCGGGTGCTGCTCTTAAGGCGCGCGCAGTCGATTTACTGGCCGCCGAAGTGGAAGGGGTTTAATCATGGCCCAAATTGAATACACCAAAAAGCCAAGCCGCCCTACCCTAGTGGCCGCGATTCGTAAGGCCCTGAATGCCGGCGAGAATTTAATTCAGCTGAACTGGGGGGAGAATGAAATCACGGTAGAGCGTGGCCCTTCGGGCTTATTTGGCCACGGTTGGATCGGCCGTAACGGCGGTCAGGATCTAGCGGACACTTTCCGCATGCGCTGACCGCGCTTCCCTAAATCAAGCCCGGCCGCGTGCCGGGCTTTTTTGTGTCCGCTTTTTACCGCTTGCATTGATTTTATTTATTAGGGTAAAATTTAATTACCGGACGCGTTGACCGGTTTACGGTTTAACCCCAGAAAGTGAGAAAGTTATGATACACATCAAACCCGGTTCCGCACCTCTCCAATTGAAGCTGGTTCAGCTGGCCATCATCCCTGGTGTGGGCATGGTCCGAGTGACATGGTCCCGTGCTCTCTGCGTTTATCTGGTGCATGTGCGCGAGCCTAGTGGCCGCTTGGTTTCGGAGCATCAAACGATTGATAAGATCCGCGCGTTGGCCATGGCGGACCTTTCATTGTCCATATTGGCCGAGGCATCAGGGATGCCCGCTTAGTCCGCTTTTTACCGCTTGCATTGATTTTATTTATTAGGGTAAAATTTAATTACCGGCCGCGTTGACCGGTTAATTTAGAAAGTGAGAAAGTCATGATTCACAAAATTAACGGAAACAATTTTCACGGGAATTATTTGGTAACCATTCGTGGGCCTGCTGAGGGGTTTTTATTAAGCGCAAAGCAGTACAAAAAGATAAAGGAGGCGCTGTGTGGTTGCAAGAGCTGCCAGTGTGGCGGAGGCTACGGACTAGGGCCGGATGCTGATAGCGCCACTATAGGGCATGCCGGTGATGGCTTTGCACTCATTCCCGCAGCTCTCTGATTTCGCCCCCAAATCAAGCCCGGACGCGTGCCGGGCTTTTTTGCGTAGGTACATTACTCAGGGCATAGGGTTATGCCTTTTTGGAATAAATGTCACCGGCCGCCCGGTAGCCGTCACTGGCACGCGGTCCCTGCTCTGCCAGCGCGTGAACCGTGGCCGGTGTACCGTACCGCGTGGCCCGTGTCCCGTGTCCCGTGTTTATTCCTTTTTGGAATAAATGCCGCTTGATTCGTGTCCCGTGTCCCGTGTCGCCTAGCCGGGGGCCGTGGCCAGCGAGCCGTGTTTATTCCTTTTTGGAATAAATGCCGCTGGCCCGGTGGTGATTGATCCGTGGTCCGTGGTCCGCCTGGTCCTGGTCCTGGTCCGCCTGGTCCTGGTCCTGGTCAGCCTGGTCCTGGTCCTGGTCCGCCTGGTCCTGGTCAGCCTGGTCGTGGTCAGCCTGGTCGTGGTCCGCCTGGTCGTGGTCCGTCTGGTCGTGGTCCGTCTGGTCGTGGTCCGCCTGGTCGTGGTCCGCCTGGTCGTGGTCCGCCTGGTCGTGGTCCGCCTGGTCGTGGTCCGCCTGGTCGTGGTCCGCCTGGTCGTGGTCCGCCTGGTCGTGGTC